GGTATTGCTTCTTAGAGTCTTTATAGTAACGATGTGTGTACTTTTTAAGATACTTCACACGACCTTGTATCCATTCCAGTTTAAGATTTTCTTCAAATATATCTTCAAGACCAAGTACAGTGAGTAGTCTTTCATAAGCATTGTTATGAATTACTTCTGTATTAGCCATTACGTAGCCGAGATCCTGTAAAGATGGGTGCGGTAGGTTTTCACCAAGCTTAGCCCAAAACGTTTTCACCGCTACTTCAATCTGACCAATAGCGGATAAAGTACGGATGATAATCTCTCTTTCTTGATCATTTAGCTTAACTTTAAACTGCTGTACATCTGACTTAAAACTAAACTCTTTATGAGTCCAAAAACCATTATGCATGGATTCGATAAATTCCTCTGTCCAAGGATAGTGATTAGGTTTGCGAGAGATCTGTTCGTCGAATATCATAGTTTTAGTTACAGGGAATATTATTTACGTATTGTAAATGTTTTTACATTTTTATCTCTAAGAAAAAAATATTTTTCTTTCGCCAGTGTACTTGACTGAGTTATAAAAGTTAGTTCTTCTTATTATATAATTCTAACTTTTTTACTATATATCGTACAATTTCACTACGTACAATATCTGCTTCTGTTAATGTAAAAACGTGGATACCTTTTTCACGGCTTTCATTATCGTTAAAAACGTTACACATTTTTTCAAATCCTGATTTACCGTTAATATCGGATTGCATTGGATCGCCGCATATAAACAATTTACTAAATTGACCCACACGAGTTAATAACGTTGTAAGCTCTCTAAAGGTACTATTTTGAGCTTCGTCCATAATAATAGCTTTAGCATTCCATGAAAGACCACGAAGATAGCCTGTAGGTTTACCTTCAATACGTCCTTCTTTCATAAGCATACTAATATCAGCTTTTACTAACAATTCGTCAAGCTTTTCCATTAACGGTTCAAGATAAGGAGATAACTTTTCAGCTGCATCTCCCGGGAGATATCCCATTTTATTATCTGAACTTTCAACTATACTACGAATATATATTAGGTCAGAAACCTTTTTTAAGTTTAATAATTCCAGAGCAACTAATGTTGCTAGAAAGCTCTTACTACTACCAGATGGCCCTGTAATAAAAACTACCTTTGTATGATTATCTAAAGCTATTTTAAGAAACTCTTTTTGCCTGTTTGTCAAATCCGGCCTTTGTCGTATCATCACCGGTCTTTCCAGTTTATCAGCCTGATGTACTAAAAGACTTTTGTCTTTAGTAGCAGGTGCGTTATTTTGACTGTTTTGAGCTAACTTCTGTTTTTGTAATCGCTTTTTTTTGCTCATGAAATTAATTTAGATTGTAAACTACGAAGCTTCCAGTTTTCACGTCTCTGCTTTGCGCCTTCTACGCCGTATTTTTCTTCCCATGTTTTACCTTTATGTAACATGCTAAGTTTTGCTTTAGCGGATTGGCTCATAGGTTTACCTTTTCTCCATAAACTTATTTTTTCTTTAGTATGTTCAGACATAGGTCTTTTTTTCATGCCTTTATAAGCAAGAGGTTTTCCTGCTATGCTGCTTAAATTCATACACCCTGGCTGTTTATAATGTTCGTTAATATATTTTTGTTCAATTTCTGTTAAACTCTTAATATCCTTAACTTCTTCTAACATAATACATTGCCACCCTACAGGGTACTTATTATAGCAGTTTTGCATGTATTTGTTGTGATGTGTACCGTTTTTGAGATTTCTCAAATGCATGTTAAATCGTTCAGAGAAATCTTTAGTAGAACCAATGTAATAATAATTATCTGGAGAGATTATTTTGTATATACAAGACACCTTACTCATCTGTTATTATTTACTCCTGAAACAAAGTTAATACAGGTCTGCAACCAAAAAGAAACCCGTCGATTTCTCGACGGGTTCTTAGTTTTAAACGTTTTACCGTTACAATGCTTATTATAGCATTGTTGCAGCAGTTCCAGGAACGAATGCGGAACCGAGGCCGGAAACGATGATGAGGTGGTAGTATAACGCAGCACCGAAAATGTGGTCGATAACACCATAACGGGTCATTAAACCAACACGTGGGCTGAAGTCGTTAGGACCAACTGTACGTTGTACCAATACAGGAATGTATGGGCAGTAAACGATACCTGTGTCATAGTATTCAGCACCCTTGTAGCCTAATAGAGCGTACTCGAGTAGTGAAGAACGTTGACCTACTTGGTATTGAGCTTCTGTACGAGTATCACGGTAAACTGTGAAGCGACCGCCAACTGTACCAACTTTAGCAATACCAACTGGTTGGGTGTTAACGTTACCGTTAACTGAGAACCATTGGAATTCAGGTAGCATTTCTAACATTGCGCAAACACGAGGTGTTGCGATGATGAAGTTAGCAGCACCACGACGGTTGCGGATAGCAACGCGGTTAGCTTCAACGATAACACGTGCATAGAAGTCACGGTTACGTTCACCTAACCAACGGCCGTCAGCTGAAGCTGCGTTCCAGAATGAATAACCCTGACCTGCACCAGCGTTAAGAGCAACTTGACACATACGGATTACCATTTCACGGTCGATTTCAGCTTGAATTTCGTACGACATAGCGTTCGTTAATTCATTGTCGATATCGATACCGTTCATGTTCTTGAGATCTTGCTCAAGTTCAACTGACCAACGAGCAGCTAGACGACGTGTACCAGCTTCAACAGCGGTCTTTTCGAACGAAACGACCATCTGAGGAATGTTGCTTGTTAATTCAAAGTTGCTGAGGATCTGAGCAATACCGGAATCACTCTTAATTACGTTGAAGTCTGAGTTACCAGTGAGGTATGTTGAAGATGTACCTGTGAACATTGTGTTCAGGTAGTTCCAACCTACTTCATTACCAGGAGCATTGTTTGAGTAAGCTGTCCAGCCTTGTTGACCTTGAGCAGTTTGGCTATAGCCACCGCCGTTATCAACTTGTGTATTACCGAGTGGATCAGCATCGTAACGGTAACGGAGAGCAAATGCAAGACCAACAGGACCGCTCATAGGTTGAACACCAACGATTTCGTTTGTGATCAATTCTGGGAAAGTACGGCGAATCATTGGGATCAAGATCTTTGGTAGACGAGCATCACCTTGTGCATAGAAGTCACTTGATTGATTTCCGCCTTGACCAGGAGCGCCTTGAAGGGTACCGAATACGCCAGCATTACCTGCGACGTTAGCGGACTCAAAGCACCACTTTTCTTGATTCTCAAGAAGAATAGCTGTATTTAAACGTGTGTGTTCGTTTACAATTGCTGGAGTGTTGTCATCGGAGTGGTCGAGCAATGGAGCCCACTTCTTTAAAAGTTGGCCAGCGCGATCACGATCGATGTATGATTGTGAAGGTTTAATTTGTTTCATATCTAAATAATTTTTTAACTGACAATACCTCAAGTACTTAACAGTACTTCAACGTGTAGATATACTTACAAAAAAAAGCCCGATTTCTCGGGCTTTTGGATAAAAAATCTGATTTATTTATTAAGCAAACTTTTTCTTAAGAAGTGATACGTATGATTCGGCAACAAACTGTTCACCGGAGTCATCTGTACCAGCTGAGCTATAAGACTTAGTTACTTGCTTCTTGTCTTCAGTGATTAGAACGTCAGCACCTTGAGTTTTTGGCTTTGTGGATTCTTTAAGAACTTCTAAGTTTTCTTCTTCACGTTTATCAAACATTTCTAAAACGTAATTGAAGTTTTCATTGATAAACTTTGCATCTTTTTCAGCAAGAACACGTTGTACGTAGCTCTTTTTGTTAGCTGGTAATGTTGAAGATTTTCTTTCTAAAAGAAGATTTGCTTCAAGCTTTTGTACTTTTTCGCTTAATAGTTGAGCACCTTTTTGAGCTTCAGCTGCTTTTGCAACAGCTTCATCAATTTGCTTTTTACCATCTAATAAAGCTTCTTTTACGCTTTCATTGATGAATGTTTCATCAAGACTTACTAAGCGTTTGATCTCATCAATGATCTTAGTATTACGAGTGTTTAAAGTAGCTTCTTGAATTTGTTGAGCTGGAATTGCTTTATCAAGATAAAGTTCGAGATAAGAAGAAACGTTTTCAACAACAGTCTTCTTAAAGTGATCTGCACCATTCTTTAACTGTGATTCATATAGTTTTACTACATGTGCTAGTTTAGCAGTACGATCTTCATCGAGCTTCTGAATAGCTTCTGCAAATTGCTTTGCATGTAGTTCGTCGATACGGCCTACAATTTTCTCAAGTTTAGCAGTGTGGTCTGCATCAATAGCTTCTAGAACTTTTTCAAGTTTAGTAGAATAGTCTTCGTCTTGTTGAACGAGAGCTGCTTCAACAGCGAGTGCAACCTTTTCTTCGGCCTTCTTTTCGACAGCTTCAGAAATCGCTTTTAGAGTTTCGTCAGTAAGAAGATCTTTGGTTGCTTCTTTTAGAATTGTTTGAATGTCTTGGCTCATATCGTATTAAATATTTAGTAAATTATGTCCTATAATCAGGATTTTTTGGATGGTTTGTTTGCTAAAGCTGAATCCGCTTTTTTAATGCGTTGTTTAAGCTTTTCATTTATTACTGCTTGTAAGGATGAATTAGCAGCGGAGTAGTTATTATCAACTACGTGCTTAATAAAGCTGGCAATCTGTTGTTTCTGGTTCATATTATTTAAGATTGTTAATAAAGCGAATGATGTGCTCTCTTAGATACATATCGACATCCTTTTTAGGTAAGGAGCTGAGTTTAGATTCTAATATGTCGTATACTTCTTCCATACGACCATCTTGCTTAATGATAAAGTTTTTAGATTCTAAAATACCATTTACAAATGCACCAGGAGCAGAAGGATCAGCTACTGCGTCAACTGTAATAAGCTTCATATTGCTTACGTAATTGGTGCCGCCTTTTTCTTCTACTGTACCTAAAGCTCTTGAGCTCATGCCCATTTTAACACCATCCATAACTAGCGATCTCATAATTTCGCCTAGTGGGGTGCGTAGTACCTTGCTTTTACCTCTTACCACATTACCGTCCATTCTAAGTTCAGTAATTAAATGACATGCTCTTTCACTGCTAACATTAGCACTGTTTGGGTGTTCAAGTTCACCTAAAGCTCTGCTTGTTTTAACAAATTCTTCATTGTAACGTTCTACTTCACGAGCCATTTCTTCGCGTCTATAAATACGATTGTTACGGTTCTTTTCTTCTGCTACCATATAAACTCCAGATACATAAATGTTTGCTGGCTTATCTTTATTGCCTTCTTCGATTAAATAATCTAGGCCTTCGCAGATAGGAGTCTGGGTTATAAGTTTATAAAACATTACCTATACTTATGTAATTACATTGAAAAAACTATGTAATTGCTTGTATTTTTAGAGAGTTATAATAAAATATACGAATAATGATCTTAAGCGATGTTACAGCAACAATCTCGACAAGAGGTAGAACTAATACAACGTTGCCATTGGTTTTATCATCGTTGTTAACATTAACAGATAAACCTGGTAAAGTTGTTGTATACGACGACAATGATACTTTTGAAGATCCACGTAAGAATGACGTGATTAATAACGTTTTATCAGCGTTATCTACTATTGGTATACAATGGTACTGGATACCTGGAGCTAGAAACGGACAGCTTGTCAATCACGAGGATGCTCGTAAAAAGAGTGAAACTCCATTTATATGGCGTATAGATGATGACAATATAATCTTACCAAATACTTTAGAGGTACTTTATAAAACTATTACTTCTGATCCAAAGATAGGCGCTGTAGGCCCTTCGATTGTAGACCCAAAAAATCCGGTATATACAAGATTTGCATCCAATAAAATGGCTGACATATTTCTTGGATTAAACGAACAATGGAACTACCAAACCTCAATAACTAACAAAGAAGTAGAACATTTACAGGGTAGTACATTTATGTATAGGGTAGCAGCTGCTACTCATGGTTATGAAATGCGTCTTTCTAAGAAAGGTCATAGAGAAGAAACTATCTTTACATACGAAATGTTTCGTGCAGGTTGGAAGCTCATTGCAGTGTTAGGTCTCAATACTTGGCACTTCCATTATCAAACCGGTGGCATACGCGATACAAAAAACGAACGCATGTTACAAAGCGATGAGCATATTTTTAGACTTAAACTACAAGAATGGGGTGTACAACCTAACAACTATAAGTTCTTTTTTCTAGATAGCGGTAGAGGTGATCATTACGCATTTAAGACTATATTACCTGAAATAAAACAAAAGTACAAAGGCTATAAGTTAATTATCGGTGTATGTTGGCATGATTGTTTCTGGGACATTAAAGACAAAGACATTACATTCTGTTCATTAGTTGAAACAGTAAATTTCGTAGATAAAGAAGCACAAAATGTTTATAAGTTTATGTACGAAAAGAACTGGAAGGGCGGTTTAGTTGAAGCAATGAGAAAGGTATACCTATGAAAATCGTAATTAGTCCTTATTCGCAAAAATTACCAAAAGAAGCATTTAAGAACGATGTTAACCCAAGCATGGTTAATCCAAAGAACTATCCTTATTGGGAAGAGCTTATAGCTTTAATTAAACAAAGTGTACCTGATGCAGAAATTATACAAATAGGGGTAGTGGGTGAAACTGTATTAAAAGGAGTTACAGCTATTAAGCATAACCTTTCTCCTCAGGACCTACTAGATCTAATTAAAGACTGTAATGCATGGTTTGCAGTAGATAACTTTTTTCAGCATTTTGCGACATATTATAAAATACCTAACGGTTTTGTAATGTTTGGTCAGTCGGATCCTAACATATTCGGATATCCGCAAAACACGAATATACTAAAGAATCGCAAGTACTTAAGACCGGATCAATTTGGATTCTGGTGGGATAGACCATACATAAAAGAAGCGTTTTTAGAGCCAGAAGAAGTAATAAAGCTAGTATTACCAGTGATTAAGTCTACCTAAGTATAGGTATGTCTTATAATTACAACCCAACCCAAGCATACACTAATGTAAACAGTGTAAGTGGTGGTATATTACAGTTTTTTAGTAGCTCTGGTTTTTCATTATCTGCTTCAGGTACTTGGGATCCTGCTGCAGGCGCAGCTCCTGCATTAAACGACGTACAACAAGGTTGGTATGTAAACGGTAATGGTATTAACAATAGTGTCGTACAATCTTTAACCGGTCAAGGTTCAAACTTTGTACAAGTACAAATCGATCAACCTAGTGCATTACCTGGTAATACATATTCATTTTCAGTTAAAGAGTATGTAGCACCATTTAATGCTAACCCAACAGTAGGACCTGCTGCGTTTCTTTCAACGAATTTAAATAGCCGTATTAAGAGCTATGACATGCTAGCTGAACGTATATTCTTTCAGTTAGGTGCACCGTTAATCAATCTTGAATTAGCTTGTGTTGCAGCATATGATATGATTGCGTATGCAATAGAAGTTTTTACTCGTTTTACACCTGGCACGGAAGAAATTCTTATATTTGATACAAGTTTATACACAACAGGTAGAGGTATAAAGTTAGATACTTTAATTAATAATACGCCTGAAACATCAGGCTTTGATAGCACATTTCAATCTGGTTGGGATTACGATTTAAACGATTATAGAAAAGTTATCGATATATACAACTTTCAAGAAGGCGATAATGAAGGTGTAAACACGTTGTTTACTATTGAACAATCAATGGCTCAGCAAATGCACTTTGCTTATTCCTTAGGTAGTAAAGCATTTGACTTGATTACTTGGCACGTGTTAAAAGACTGGTTAAAGACTCGTGAAAAATTATTTGCAATGAAACAGTACTGTCGTTTTGATCCTCGTACACAAGTACTGAGAATTACACCTGAACCAGGGCATGACGGTATGAAATACTATGCTGCTATTGGCTGCTACTTAGAACGTCCAATTAAAGACTTAGTTAAAGAGCGTTGGGTAATGGAATACGCTAAAGCGTTAATGAAAATTTCCATTGCTAATACACGTGGTAAGTTCGGTAATACTCAGTTATTCGGTTCCGGTTCATTACAGTACATGGAACTAATGCAACAAGGTACTGCAGAAAAGAAAGCTTTAGAAGACGAATTAAAAGGTGGTATGTCAGAAGTACAAGAACCACCAATGTTCTTCTTAGGTTAATTATTCGGCTGGTAAAGCGCTTCCACCACCTGCTGCAGGAGCTGCAGGAACACCACCAGCTGCAGCAGCAGCGCCAGCTTCTGGAGTGCCAGGAGCACCGGCACCAGGCCCTGGCCCGAAACCAGGAGCTGTATTTGCACCAGGCGCAGCACCGCCTCCACCACCACCCATACCTGCAGGAGCTTCTCCAGGTTGTGCGCCAGCTGTCATTGCTTCTTCCCAGTTCTTACCGAGTGTAGCAATCTTATCAACTTCCCAAGCAAATGCTGCATCTTTACGCTGCCATTCTTTATTAGCTAAAAGATCACTATCTGTCCAGCCCATATACTTCTTAAGAGCATAAGACTTAGCAACTGCACCTTCTACTTGAGTAGCGTTCTTAAAGTTATCAAACTTGATGTTTAATAATTGTTGATCTCTTACTGCGGAGAAGTGAGAAGGAGGGTTAAACGTAACTACTATATCATGCTCTTTAAGGTTATAGTCTTTCCATAGACCTTTAAGCTTTAAATGAGTGATAAACGTATCTTTAATAGTATTAGCGAATGAACGCTGTAAACGAATGATAAGTTTAGCAAACTTTAATTCTTCTCTTAAAATTTCAGAACCATCAGCAAACTTTGTATCTGGGTTTAATCTGCTTGAAGGTACCCGTAATGCTTTGTATAGTTTGTTAACAAAGTAATTTAAATCTTCTAGTTTACCTAAGTTAGAACCACCGTTTAGTACGTCTACCTTAGTACCGTCTTGGCCGTTACGCTTTGCAAACCAATAACTATCTAACATTGATTGAGGGTCGTAAACGTTAACTGTACTACCCTGTGATGAGTCATATGTGCGTTTAGACCAGTAGTTCTGCATTAAACGCTTTAAGTATGCTTCTGCTTTTGCTGCAGGCATATTACCAACGTCAACGTAAAATGCTAAACGCTCTGGTGCACGGACTAAACGGTAAACAACAATACTATCTTCAATTAAGCTTAATTGTTTATATGCCCGGCGAGCTACTTCTAAATACGGTAAACGAATTGTTTTGTTCTCGTTCCAAATATTAGAATGAAAATATGTTACTTGATGGCGTTCTAATGGAATTAATTCCATACCGTCTTTCTTTGGACCGCCAGATGGACCTCTGTTATTAACGTTAAAACCGCCTGTCTTGTCGTCTTTAGGTACAGGCTTACGTAGCAAGTAACCTTTAATGATCATATTCTGAACATTATCGAAAATAGGATTAATATGTTCTGTAGGTATTTGTACTAAACTAATAATACCAGCTTCTTTGTTCTCTTCGTTAATTACATTTTCAAAGAAAATTTCAGCATCAATTAAAAGGGTTCTAAAATATTCAAAACCTTTTTCATCAAGGTTGAACATATTCATTACATGATTATAACTTTTTTCCAGTTCTTTCTTTTGACTTTCTTCTAATCTTTCAGGTAATGTTAGCGTTGCATAATTACCCTTTTCATCTTTAACTAAAGTTTCATCGCAAATTTCATCTAATGCATGGCTAATTTCTGCATAAGAGGCCATAATACGGTAATCGGCGACTCTCTTACCCTTATCTGTATCAATTAAAGCATAAAGATAATCGTGATAACCTTTATCTACTATAATTCCATTTAAATTGCTCTGTGGATTGTTAGGGTCTTGTACAACTGAAACAGCTTGCTTTAAGTTTCTTTCCTGTTGAGTACTACCTATTTTATAGAATGTCTCGAACTTTGGATTTAACTCAGAAATATTATCTATAACCGTAGAATTACCAGTATATGGTAACTTGTTAACGAAGTTGTTAAACGATTTCTGAAAAAAGTTTGGTTGTTGCTGAGCCATTGTTAATATTTACGGTGTTATATGTTATTATATACTGGATTTGTTAAATTACCACTGTTTTGTTGTTGTGCCGAGCATTTGAA